GCTGCGGAACTTTACAAATGTAAAAAATCTCCTATTTACTTCTTCAGTCACTACGGAACACCTGTATACCCAGCTACTTCAGAAGGTATTCAAGGGTATTTAAAAGAGATTGGACTTCAAGATATTCAAACTGATGACTCTGATAAAGCTGCAGATAATTGGGAGAAGCAAAAAGATAAAGTTAAAGAAGCTAGTGAAGTTATTACGTTAGAACTTATTAAAGAAAGAGAGGAAGTTATGGCTGTCCTTAAAGCAGGCTATGAAAAAATAGTGTTGTCATTAGAGAAAGAATTAGCTGATGTTGTGAGACTAGTAGATTCAAATAACGTACCTATTACTGACAAGAATAAAGTTGGTAATTTAATTGGTAAAATTAGAAAGTTCTTACCGGTACCTGAAAACTATTCTGAAATTTACAGAACTAAAAAAGGTAAATGGGATATCCCAATTTTATCAAACACACCTTATGCTAACCTTTTAGAGATGCTAGTTGAATTACGAAAAGCTTAAACTAGGAGATAAAGAGTTCTTCACAGCCCGACCTGAAACTTGGGCTGAGTTGAGCTTCACGTTACTTAATGAAAAACCCTTTTTAAATTATAACCCAAATATAGTCGAGGTTAAAAACCCAGATTTATTAAACATGTTCTTATGAAAAAATTAGAAGTTAAAGGAACTTCAGTTGAAGTTGCAGAAGTTGGAAAAGCAATAGTTGAAACAGCATACGTTAGACTAGGTAAAAAAATGATGGTGTGTCACTTAACGTTAGCAAACGGCCATGAAGTAATAGGTGTATCTGGAATAGTAGACCCAGAAAAATTTGACGTTGTGATAGGAAGAAAGATTGCCTACGACAACGCAGTCAACGAAGTATGGAAACACATGGGATCTATTTTACAGGACAGATTAGCTAACGATTAAATATGATAACAACATTAGATTGTCCTCGTATAACAAATAAAAGAGCTGATGGAAACAGTACGAGGCAGGCAGATTTTGCAATACAAAAACTGTTTTCTTTTGAACCTGTACTAATTGAAGATCATTTCAGAAACCCTAGTGCCGATGAATTTTTATTTAAGAAAATAACAGACAGATTAAAACATGAACTTGCCATAGACAAACGTAACTATAGAGGATATGTTTTACATGTAGATTTTAAAAACAAAATTCTATCATTATCAAAAGAAGAAGCAGTACCACACATTTACAAAAAAAGTAAGATGTGAGATATGTATTAATATATTACCTTATGCCAAAATAAAAATAATTCATTATATACCGGTTCAATATGCTACAAAATCACCCCTCGGATAGTTACAACCCAAAATTAAACTTCTGGGAAGAGTTTCCTACATACAAAGCACATCCAATACTAGGAGACATTTACAGATTAAACAGGTCAAGAAATCTTCAGAACAGTTCTAAGTTTATGTGGTTGCTTACTTTGTGTTACGACAGAAAGAGTGCTATGTTTTCTCAACCTGAACCAGATAAGTGGGAAGCTAGTTCTGAGGATTTGTTTGGTGATCCTGAGTTTATGGTAAAACTAGTAGAGGATATTAATAGCCAAAAAATACTTACATTTACAGCGGCTCACAATTTGCGTACTATAATATCTGCCTTTGAGTTTACTTTAGATACTCCTTTAGGAATATCTTTAAGGCTACTAGAAGCAAAATTAGTAGAAAGAACTCAGTTTATACAATCAACTACGTATAGTTTGGATGATTTTGTAGAAAAAGGAGGTAGAAATGTTTTAGTAAAAGGTACAGCAGATCAGCTAGATAAAATGTTTGCTAACACTGCCAAGATAAATGAATTGGTTCAGCATGCTATGGATTCTCTAGTTACTGCATCTACTTCTTCTAATAAAGGTGGAGGTAATGCATCTATGGGAGACGAAGATAAAACCTTTTAATAGATATATGCTACCACTAACAAAAGACATGTGGATCTTATATGAAAATAAGATACCAATTGATAAAGTAAAAGTTGCTACTAAAGTTCCTAGAATGAATCCTTTAGGAGTTAAGTACAAACGTTGGTGGAGAACTCAAAAACGTAGATGTATTGAAGGTTACTGGGCAGAGCATGAAGGCCTATGGAAATTTGTGTCTGGCCCTACTTATACTTATGTAAATTTTTGGAGGATTAAACTTACAGAAAAAACAGCAAGATCTAAAATTAAAACTTTAGGTATACCTTTTTTACGAGATTTAGAATGGCTTAGAGGATTTGTCTACGAGGAAGCTCGTGGATTTTCTGGCTTTAAGGATGATGATGAATACACTTGTTTTGCCTTAATGCAAGAAATAGATCCTGTAAAAGATCCGGAAGATTTTGAAATGAGGTTAATGGAGTACGGTAATGTAGAACTTATAAAATCTACATTGATAAACTCTAGAGGAGAGTACAAAAAATTTATTAGTGCCAGAGATTACCTGTATAAACATTTTGATAGAAGTTTAGGAAAACCTCTTTACTACAATATGGCTTTTAATGTTGTAGATATGGAAAGCCGTGGAGGAGGTAAATCTTATTGGAAGAGTTTGATAATAGGACACAATTTTATCTTTGATGGAGCTACTGATTATGATGATTACTTAGCAGCTAAACAAGAAGACAGTCCTCTAACTTCAGAATCATTGGTGGGTGCGATCGAAGCTAAATACTCGGATGATTTAATAGGAAAAATTAAACTAGGTCTTAACAATTTACCTGGTTCTGAAACTATAGGAGATGCTGTTTACCCATCACCATTCTCTAAAAAGTATTATGGTTCTTGGGAATCTGGTAAACATATTACTGCAGGATATGATAAAAAAGTAGGTGGGGTATGGAAAACTGTTGGTAGTGAATCCAAAGTACAACACAGATCATTTAACTCTAACCATAAAGCTGCCAATGGTACTAGACCTAACGTTTCTGTAATTGATGAAGTAGGATTTATGAATAATCTTATAGCATCTTTAGGGCAGATGAAAGAAGCTGCAGCTGATGGTACCGTAAAGCAAGGTGTGGTGTGGATGACAGGTACAGGTGGAGATATGGAAGGAGGTTCTACAGAACAAGTAAAATCTGTATTTTACTCTCCAGAGACTTTTGATTGTTTATGTTTTGATGATGAATTTGAAGGATACCAAAGCAAAATAGGATTGTTTATTCCTGCTTTTATGACTTTAAACCAATTCAAAGATGAGTTGGGAAATACAAATTATATAGCAGCCGTAGCATACTTAGAAAGAGTAAGAGCTAAATTAAAAAAGAGTGTAAAAAATAAAATATCTTATGAGAGTGAAACTGTACAAAGACCACTAGTACATTCAGAAGTTTTCTTACTTGCAAATAATTCTATACTTCCTACGGTAGATTTAAAAGAACACATGGATGATATGCTAACTATGCAAAACAATCCGGGAATTAAAGGACAAGAAGGTTGGATGAAATTAGAAGCAGGACTCCCTGTATTCAGAGTAGACTCTTCTTATTATCCTGCTGACTACCCTGTAAATGCTAAAGATGATAATACAGGTGCCGTAGTAGTGTGGGATTACCCAGATCCTAAAGCAGCCTATGGTTGGTATGTTGCAGGTAATGACCCTTATGATTTTGATGTTGCTCCTAATTCTGCATCTTTAGGATCTGTAGTTGTGATGCAAAGAGGTACTGCTTTTAATGGAGGACATGATAGAGTAGTAGCAGAATATACAGGTAGACCTAATTTAGCGGGAGATTTTTACGAGCAAGTTAGACGTTTATTAATATGGTATGGAGGTGCTTTATGTTTGTACGAAAATGAAAAGCAACAAATTAAAGATCATTTCAAAAAGAATTATTCCTTACATTTGCTAGCGTATACTCCCGGAGTAATGAAATCTAATGAGACTTCAAAAACAGCCAGAGTAAGGATATACGGTCAACACATGAGTACACCTGTTAAAAAAGAATGTGAAATTTATTTAAGAGAATGGTTGCTTACACCAATAGGAGATGGTAAACTTCAGTTACATACAATTAAATCTATACCGATGTTAAAAGAATTAATATCGTATAATGAAAAAGGTAACTTTGATAGGGTAATAGCACTTATGCTAGCTATCATACAACTTATTCAAACTAGAAGTTTAATAATAGAAGACTCTACAGAAGATAAAAAAGACGAAAATGATCCTCTTGACTTTTTTAAGAGGGTACACTTTAAATCAAATATATATCATGCAAGAAACTAAAACTAATAGAGGAATGCCTCCTCAAAACATTCCATCTTCTCAGAAAACCCCTGCATGGGGTAGAGGTTGTGTTTTAGCTATTCAATCTATGGGTTCCAGTCAGAATGATATGGGTAGATCTACTAGAGAAAATAAAGCAGAAAATTACAATCTGATAAACTCTATTTATGATAAAGCCAATATGGAACATGTGTTAAAACCACATGGTATCGATACTTCTAAGTATGGTGGTACTGCAACTAAAATGCAGAACTATAATATTATAAGAAGCAGGCTTGAAACATTGAGAGGAGAGGAAATGAATTCCCCACTTACATTTTTTGTATACGCAATATCAGGAGAAGCTGTTTCAGCAAAGAAAGAGAAAAAGAAGCAAGTTTTAATAGACTTGATGAAAGCTAGTATAGTTAAAGAGTATGAATTAGAAGAACAAATTACACAGTTAGAAGAACAAATGGCTCAACTTCAAGAAGCCATAAAAACTGTGCAAGATCAGGCTAAGATGCAAGAACTTCAAGGCCAGATGAAGCAAGCTCAAGAGCAGCGTAACAATATGCCAGATATAAAGGCAGAGATGGAATTATTTAATTCTAAGTACGTTGACCCATCGGAGCAGATGAATAATAAAATTTTACAGTTCTTAAAGCGTAATGACAAACTAGCGTTAAAGTTTAACCAAGGTTGGTTTCACGGGTTAGTTTCTTCAGAGGAAGTATATTTTACTAGTGTTGTGAGAGGACATCCTTCCGCTAGGCCAGTTAACCCTTTGCAGTTTGAATACGATAAAGGTTCTAACACCACTTTTATACATGAGGGAAATTGGGGTAGAGAAGAATTTTGGCTACCGGCAACTGAAGTTATAGATATGGTAGGAGATGCTT